CTTAACCCAACCACTCCATGTCCATACTTTTTGATTGGTTGCTGTTGCTGGTGTCCTATTAAAGTAACCACTAGCACTAGAGCGCAACCGCACACTACGGGCTATGTTGTAGCCACTAGGTCTAGTCAGCAGAGAATCTTTTGACGCAAACATTATGCAAACGCCTGTGCGTAAGTGCCATACCAGTTTGTGCCATCAGCAACAAAGGTCAAGATGTCTCGACCTGTGGTTGCCGTAGTGGTCAATGTTGGTGCAGTTCCACTAGCCCACTTAACAGATGTGAATGTCGCTGTGCGTGAGCCTGTGCCATCTTGCACCGCAATCAGAATGAATGACTTACCAGCCGTAGCAGTCGGCATGGTGAATGTGCAGTTACCTGTCATAGTCACAGTTTGCACAGTTCCATTGGTAAGTGCCAAGGTCTGAGTCGTGCCTGAGTTACCGATAGCCACCACAGACTCGACATAGTTGGTGACTGTGGGGTTGTTGATCGTAGGGCTAGTGCCTAAGACATTTGCGCCACTACCTGTACTTGTGCCTACACCTGTACCGCCCTTGGCAACTTTGAGTAATGGACCAGTATCAAACAGAGCGTCGATAAGGTCTAAGTCTGTATTGACTTTTGTACCCCATGTGTCTGTGGACGCGCCTACCTCTGGCTTAGTCAGTAATAGGTTTGTGGTTGTGGTATCTGCCATAGTTCACCTTCATGCTGGGACTTGCGTCCATGTTTCTGAATTGTCCGATATTTCTGACCAATCTTCAGATGTGTCTGAGACTGAACTCCAGCTCTCGGATGTATCTGTGACTGGTGTCCAGTCCTCTGATGTGTCTGATTGTGCTGTCCAAGTCTCTGGCGTGTCTGGTACTGCACCCCAGCCAAAGCCAACCATTGTGCCGATAAACCCAGATGCCTCAACCCCAATTATCGCAAGAGATAAGGCATTTGTAACGCTACCGACTGAGCCAGTACCGCTAATGCCAGTAATCGCAACAAAGGAGATTGTCTCTGCCAGCATTGTGCCTACTGATCCAGTAGCCACATTTCCAGATATTAAAATTGATCTAGTGCAAGTTACCGAGCCAGCCGACAAGGTTGACTGGTTTCCAGTAAGACCGTAGCCTTTATTAACCGTTCCGACAGAGCCAGTTAGTGATACTCCAGATATGGATATTGATCTAGATGGTACAACCGTACCAACATTACCCGTGGCAATTACGCCATCTTCTTGCTCTGATATGTTGACTAATACAGTTCCAACGGCAGTTGTTGACGCATTGCCAGTAAGAGCAAAGGATGTTGCGCCACGGCTTACAGAGCCGACAGAGCCAGTTGACGAGTTACCAGATATGGCGACAGAGTTTGTTCCTGCAACGCTACCTACGGCAGTTGTAGAGGCATTGCCAGTCAATGCAAAGGATGTTGCACCACGGGTTACGCTGCCAACGGCAGTAGTGGATGCGTTACCTGTAACAGCAAAACTTCTTGCCCCTACCGCTAGAGTTCCAACCGATAAGGTTGACGAGTTACCTGTTATCGCAACAGTTCTGGAGATGCCGACTGTTCCAACCGATCCTGTTGCACTATTCCCATCTTCTTGTTTAGAAATGACTACGCGAAGCGTACCAACTCCAGCAGTTGCCTCATTACCGCTAAGTAAGATATTAGACTTGCCATACGCGCCTTTGCCGTATGTACCAGAGCCGTATGACCCAGCTACTATTGGGTAATTTCCACTCCCGTAACTGCCTGAGCCATAGGTTCTCATATTAAAACGCAGCCTAGCTGCGCCCCATTAAGCCAAACGAATCAGACCAGTAGAAGAGTCGTTAGTTGGCATTGTTAGGGTAAATGTTCCAGCCGTAACAGTCTGTGATCCAAATGTATGGACGCTGACTGCCTTATTGCTTTGTGTTGAGTTATAGATCAGTACGCAGTCAAATGCAGTTGTTAGGGTAACGGTTGTGTATGTGATGCTGGCGCTTGGTGTCCAGTAGGCAGTAGTTCCGCTAGTGGCTGGCGCTGTTGCATTGGTAACAGCCACACCACCTGCCGTATAGCCAGTACCAGTAACTTCACCAGTTGCCGTATAAGCAGTAGTAGAAGCATTGATGGTTGCAGATGCCAAGTACAAGGCAGCCTTAAACGAGTCAGCAGTTGTGGCTGCGCGTACAACGCCTGTACCAAAATTGTGATGACCTACAAGTAACTCGCCTTTGAACGAGGTACACATTGCTTGAGTATTAGCCATAGATATTCCTTATAAAGATTGAGCGACTGGTTCACCAGTCACGGTCATACGCTTTAGAGTCATATCGACTGAGCGATGCACAAGCTCGCCTTCTAGCCAATACTCAACCCAGTTTGTCGTCTCGTTGTCGTTATCAATAGTGCCTTCTCGCTTCTCTAGCAAGGACGCATCCATCTCGCCTTTTGTCGTGTTTACTAGCATCTGTTATCCCAAAGTTCTTGCGCGTGTGATCAATACACCACCAGTTGAAGAGCTACGATCATCTGCCTTGGTAACCTCTTCTAGACCAGCTCGGTACATCGATGCCCATACAGCAATTCTCGCATCATCTTGAAGGTACGGTGCTGCTTGCATAAGAGCGCCATACAAGTAAACATCTGGGGCAGAGGTTAGCAGCCAGTTGGTTGTGTTGCTAGTTGATAACTTACTCAACTTTGCGTAATAGATTAACTCACCCGTGTAGGCGGTATCTGGTACTGGAAGGTAGCGAAACTGCTCACCCACCACGGTAAAAAATATAGGTTTAGTCGCTGTGCGATATGTAACCGACAGAGTATCCATTGAGTCGATAGTCTCAAACTGCAATGGGGTAACGGGATTGGTATCGAGCTTGAAAGACTTAACTTCCAAGAAGTTGTCTGGGACTGCGGAGTATTCAGTAGTGATCGACGCGGTAGCACGCACGATCATCTGTCTGGTGCGCAGATTACGCTCGATCTGAGCCTCTGCAAGAGAAATAAAGTCAGGAATAGCAGTAGTCAGGTCTGAGCGATTAAGCCAGTCCCCGACAGAAGTCTTTAGTTCAGCATAGGTTGTTAACGCCATCTTCAGCCTTTTGTGCTTTCTCCAAGTCGCGCATCACCCAAGTGTGATCGTGCTTGAATTCAAATGTCCCGATATGTCCAATTTCCTTTGACAGATCGTGGTCTATGTAGATTTTAAAGCCAGCAGCCTGTGCTTTACGGCAGAAGAAAACATCCTCGCCAACATACCCGCGCTTGTCGTTACGCCAAGGAGTCTCGAACCAAGGTTCACTCAATGCCTCAAAGACCTTGCGTTTGATGAGCATCACGCCCATGCCGATAGAGCCGACTTCCTCAATCCCTGTGGAGTCTGGCATTGTGTAGATGAGCACGCGCTCACCGTTCTCGTCATAGCGCTGGGCAGTTGGTCCTGTGGGCATTCTGCGCCTTGCGCAGTTCGTTGCCACGACATCCAAGTCATGCGCCAAGAGTCTCTCGATCATGTCTTGCGGAAAGGTCATGTCTGAGTCAACAAACAAGATATGGGTACAACCCTCTGCCATTGCGTCTAGGCACAGATCAGCACGCTGGGTCTGGATAAGTGTCCCTTGCATAATCTTCAAGGACACTGCATCAGTCGTGTTAATCGTGTGGTGCGCCACCATGTTCACCATACAGAAGGTGAAATTAGCGTGAACCATGTCACGCGCTGGGGTGCATACCGCAATGTAGTTTGGTGTCATAGTTTTCCTGCTCTTGTTCTGAAATATTTGTTTTCTGGGTCATTAAGCCAACGCTTCATGTAGGCTTCGTCTTCTAACTTGCCTTCAGCCTTGAGCTGGAAGTAGATAGACATCGGGATGCTGGCGACTCTGCTCCACTCGCCCCACCGAGCACGCTCATCAACCTGTGCGTACTCTTGCTTATTCTCTTCAATGATTGCAGTCACATCTTGCTGCGTGTGAATCGTTGCCTGATTCGTTTCATCATCAAATTCAAATGTGCGCGTGATCCCCTGATCAGCGTCTGTACTAAATAGTCTTTTTTCAATCATGTAGAAAAAAAGGGTCTGAGTTTCCCCAGACCCTTCGTTAGTTCAATTAAGAAGTAACCA